GCCGAAGATCCTGGAGAAAATCAAGGAAGAGCAAGGTTGTGGTTTTCTCGAAACCGGCGACAAATTGTTTGATGGCAGCGTTACGTTTTACGATTATCCTTCTTGTGGGGGTGTCGGCAATCCTCATAAGCGCAATACGAAGAAGCGGCTTATCTGGATCAGGCCAATCGATGTCAGCACCAGTGGCACTCACAGCAAACTCAGCAATCATGCCGGATCGGGGGCTCCCAAAAACGATAAAGCTGAGGGAAGAAGGTGTGCAAAACCTTTCAGAGAATTCAATGTTCGGTGGAATGGACAAGTAGCAACCTGCTGCAATGATTGGAGAGGAGTCTTTCCTCTTGGATCTATTCATGAACAAGGTCTTGATGAAATTTGGCACTCCGAGGAAATGTATGCTCTTCGTCGAAAACTTTATCATGGACAACGTGACTTCGGTGCCTGTGATGGTTGTGACACTTTGTCAATGCGTCCAGGCATTTTGCCGGATCACCTTGGTAAAGAGGAACTCCCAGAACCGAGTGAAGCAGACTTGGTCCTGATCGCTGAAACCTTGAAGAAGGGACCGCTGACCGCGCCTGTTCTTCGCTCATGGGAAGTCAAAGCATGAAAATCGCTGTCGCCCTTTACAAGATCATGGACCTCGGTGGGATCATCAATCACACTGAGGACCTGATCTATGGCCTCAAAAGGCAAGGCCACGATGTCGATCTGCTTCAACTTGTCTACAGCGACAAAGACCAGAAAGATGGAAATCCTCGGACAGGGGACTTCTCGAGGTCTGAGTCCGGACTTCTCTATAACCAGAAAATCGGTTGGGTCTTCACCAAAGCGAAGAAGGTTCCCTATCAGGGCGGGAAGATGCTGGCCCAAGCGAAGAAGTGGCTGGAAGAATATGACATCATCCTCTGGACGATTCCGGTTCCATCGACCAATGCTGAGAACGAAGGCAACTGGGAATGGCGCGATCTTTACGATCTCAAGCACCCTGTCCAGATGGCCTTCGTTCACGACGGTGGTGCCTGCGATCGCTATCCCTATGTCTTGGAAATTCAGGACAAGCTTCATGCTGTTCTGTGTGTCCACCATTCGGCGATCGGCGGCTCCTCGTTCATCAGGACACCGAGGTTCCATGTCCTCAATCCGTTCCGCGATGTCAACCGGGAAGTCCCTTCTTGGGCTGATCGTCGCAAAGGTTTCGTCAGCCTCCAGACTTTCAAAGGTCTCAAGCACGTCGATGACCTGATCCGTGCGGTCCGTCATATGCCGCCGAAGGAAGACATGGAGTTCAGGGATATCTTCGGAAAGGGTATCGAATATCAGTATATGACTTCTGCAAACAAATGCAAAGACAAGTATTTTCATGCAGATGGCGAGCGTATCTGGGAAGCGGCCGAAGACAACGGCATGATCCATCACGATTACATCGAGCGTGATCAGGTCGACCTTCTTCTGCAAGCGGCGCGGGTTCTTGTCGATCCTTCATGGTCAACTCGTCTCGGTTCTCGCGGCGGGTTCTATGGTCGTGTCTTCGTCGAGGCAGCGATCAATGGTGCCATCCCTGTCGGTCGTCCTCTTGGCATTGGAAACTCTTTGTTCCTGCCAGATGTTCATTATGTGTCCATTCCGATGGACGCAGATGATCAGACCTATGCAGAGATGGTGCATCACGCGAGTTCTGATTCTGCAGACGTGATCAGTATGCGCCAAGAAGTCCGCGAACTCGTTCAGTGTTTCGACGCTGACGTTATCGCCAAACGAATTATCGATATCGCTACCGACGATATCGGTGAACCACCTCTGCCTTACGAAGAGGTTCCGACCCTCGAGAAAAAGTCCGAGGAAATCATGTTCAATCATTTCGGTTTGTGAGGAAATACGATGCACGTTATCGAAGCAAGAAACGTTCATGAGGCGTTGCCCAAGGGAGTTGCGATGATCCTTGAAAAAGGATTCGATCGTCAGTCCCGTGCCGGCGATGTCAAACTGATCGATGGCCCTGTGACCACGCTCTACCTGAATCCTCTCGAGCGGGTCATGTTCCACCCCGATCGCGACTGCAATCCTTTCTTCCACTTCATGGAAGGCTTGTGGATGATCGCTGGTCGCAACGACGTCGCTTGGATCAGCCAGTTTTCGTCCAACATCGGCCAGTTCAGCGATGATGGCGAAACGTTCCACGGAGCCTATGGCTATCGGTGGGTGAATCACTTCTCCAAAAAGCAGTTCACTGGCGGAGATGAAAACCCTCATGGCGAAGTCTACATCCCGTTCAATCAGCTGGAATGCGTTGCGGGAATGCTTCGGGAAAACCCTGATGAACGTCGCGCCGTTGTGAGCATGTGGTCGGCCGAAGATGACCTCGGTCGTCAGGGGAAAGACCTTCCCTGTAACACGACCATCATGTTTTCGATCAGCGTCCACGGATCATTGGACATGTCGGTCACCAACCGTTCAAACGACATGGTTTGGGGAACCTACGGCGCGAATGCTGTTCACTTCTCCATGCTCCAAGAATTCATGGCGGCATGGATCGGAGTTCCCGTCGGCCGCTACTGGCAGATTTCCAACAACTTTCATTCCTATCTGAAGACGTTGGACCCTATTCGTGAACTGGCCGGGTTTCTCGACCGCGATCCTCTTCCTTTCGACAATCCCTACGTTCAGATCAAAGGACATGATCCGGTTGTCCCTTTCCAGATGGTGAACAGCGATATCGGCGAATGGATTCGCGAACTGCAAATGTTCATGGAATTCGGTCCTGTGACCGGCTTTCAGGACAAGTTCTTCCGCAAGGTCGTGTGTCCCATCTGGCAGGCATGGTTCGCCTGGAAGACAGACGAGGGCTCGAAACGTCAGCGGGTCGAAGAAGCGAAGAAACACCTTCGCGGCTGCGCGGCGTTGGATTGGCGGAAAGCTTGCAACGAATGGCTGGATCGTCGGGCATGAAGATTTATATCGCTGCCCGCTATAACAAGAGATATGAACTCTTGGATTTCGCCAAGAGTATCGCCGATCTCGGCCATACTCTTACTTGTGATTGGCTCTTTGAAGGGGAGGAAGGTAAGACGATAGTTGAAGCAGCGGTCATGGACACTCGGCAAGTAGAAGAGTGTGACTGCTTGATCTTCATCGGAGAAGCCCAAGGAAGTAAGAACACCGGAGGTGGTCGGTGGTTCGAGATGGGTGTCGCTTGGGCTTGTGGTCACCGCGTCATCGCTCTTCTCAGTTCGGAAATCGTGGAAGAAGGAAGGGTTCATCTTCCATCCGGACACGAGTCTGTGTTCACAGCACTTAAAGAAGTGGAAATAGCTGAATCACAGGAACATGTGTTGTGTCTCTTAGGAGAATCTTATGGAGGAGATAATCAATGACGCGTCTTCCAACCTTCGTAGCCCAAGAAGGAGGCGATCACTACCAAGCTGAATATCAGCATTGGGACTGGGTTCTTGAAGCAGAGATCGGATATCTCGCTGGCAACGCAACGAAATATATCAGCCGCTGGCGCAAGAAGAACGGCGTCCAAGACCTGCTGAAAGCGTTGACCTACATCGACAAGATGATCGCCACTCGCAGGACTTCGGAGTGGCATTATCATCCAAATCATTGGAAGATCCGTGTGCTGACCGATCGTTTCATCGCGTCTGCTGGACTGACCGAAGAAGAAGGAAATCTCATCCATCTTCTCGCAGGTCCGTGTCCTCTGGAAATGCTGGAACACGCGAGGGACTGTTTGGATAAATTGCTTAGGGACGCTCAGATGGCCGCTAGGGCGCAAGCCATGCCCCCGGCCCCTACAGCACCCGGCACCGGGCCAAGCCCCGCCCTTGCCCCGCCCTGTGGCGGCGCGGGCCATGCCATAGGGCAGGGGCAAACCGCCACCGCAACCGCAGGGTCACAAGAAAGTGGTCTCACTGGCATGGAGCACCCATTCGGGTATGAACAGGAGAGAGAAGTATGAGAGTGCTCATCGCCTGCGAATTCTCTGGAATTGTAAGAGATGCCTTTCTTTCCTCGGGTGTTGACGCCATATCGTGCGATCTCCTGCCGAGCGAGACTCCAGGCCCGCATTACCAAGGCGATGTGATGGACGTGCTTCAAAACGATTGGGACATGCTTATAGCCTTTCCGCCTTGCACCGATCTGTGTGTCAGCGGTGCGCGATGGTTTCCAGCCAAACGGGCAGACGGTCGCCAGCAAGCCAGCATCGCCTTCTTCATGGCGCTGGCAAATGCACCAATCCCTCGCATTGCGATTGAAAACCCTATCGGCATCATGTCGAGCCATTGGCGCAAGCCCGACCAGATCATCCAGCCTCATCAGTTCGGCCACGGCGAAACCAAGGCCACTTGCTTGTGGCTGAAAGGACTGCCGCTGTTGCAACCGACCGATAACGTCGCCGGGCGTGAAGCACGAGTTCATAGGATGGCACCTGGACCGGATCGTTGGAAGGAGCGTTCGCGCACATATATCGGAATTGCGAAAGCTATGGCTTCCCAATGGCTCACAGCATGACACCCATTCGGGTATGATGAAAAGGATTAGGAATGGCTCGCCAAACTAAACAGCAAGAGCTGAAAGCTAGAAATGCTGGAAAGTCGCCGTTGCAGATGGGATTCTTCACGCCCGAAAGCGACTGGCGACCCAGAGCAATCTCTGACCTTCCTTCTTCTTGGGCTGGTATCGATCGTATAGGATTTGATTGCGAAACGAAAGACGTTCATCTTCGCGAACTAGGTCCTGGCCCAAGACGAGGAGCCTTCACAACTGGATGGGGAATTGCACTCGAAAAAGACGGCAGGGTTGTTGACAGTTTCTACCTTCCGATGCGTCACGAAGGCGGCGACAACCTTCCGACCGAGGAAGTCCTTCGCTATCTAAAGGGAAACATCAAAGACTTTAAGGGGGAATATGTTGGTGCAAATCTCAGCTATGACATCGATTATGCGAATTCTGATGGCTTTGAGTTTAATCGGGAAGCCAAGTTTCGCGATGTCCAGATTGCTGACCCGCTCATCTACGAACTTCACCAAAGCTACAGCCTTGAGAATATTGGCACTCGATGGGGTGTTGAATCAAAGAACAAAGCCACTCTTGTCCAGGCCGCTCAAGCAATGGGAGTTGATCCCGGCGCAGGAATGTGGCGTCTCCCAGCGAGATACGTCGGCGACTATGCGACAAGAGACGTGGAATCGCCGCTGGAACTCTACGAGAAGATGAGGAAGAAACTAGACTCTGATGATCTTTGGCAAGTGTTTGATCTCGAGTCTAGACTTCTTCCAGTTCTCGTTCGTATGCGCCAGCGTGGAGTTCGCATTGATCAAGACAGACTCAGGATGATTGAAGATCGGGCTCTACGCGAAGAAGGAGAAGCCTTGGCTTTCATTCGGCACCAGACCGGCGTCAAGATTGACGTCGGTAACGTGTGGAAACCAGATGCTCTCGCTCCAGCACTCGAAGCAATCGGAGTCAAGCTTGGAAGAACTACAACTGGTGCTCCCCAGATCGACGCCGATTTGCTGGATGGTCTCAATCATCCTGTAGCAAAGGCGATTTCTAACGCTCGCAAGGTCAATAAGATCAGGACCACTTTCGCAGCTTCCATGTGGAAATATATGGTCAACGGAAGAATTCACTGCACCTTCAATCAGATCGCTCGTGAAGATGAAAAGGGTGAGCAAAAGGGAGTTCGTTTTGGAAGACTCTCGGCTGTAGATCCAAATCTCCAACAGCAATATTCTCCTGACCGCGTCCAGCCTCACGACCCACAACTCATCTTGGAATGGCGAAAGATATTCATTCCAGAAGAAGGCGCGATTTGGGGAGTAAACGATTATTCCCAACAAGAGCCAAGATGGACAACTCACTTCGCCGCTGTCATGGATCTTCCTAAAGCCCGTGAAGCAGCGAAGAGATATCGTGACAATCCAAAAACAGACAACCACGAAATGATGACTCGTCTCATCCACACCGATGAACTTGTTGATTTGTGGCTGAGGATGAAGAAAGATGGTGATAATTCTTACAAGGTGAACCGTGGCTACTCAAAGAATATCTTCCTCGGTTTATGTTATGGCGAGGGTGGACCGAAACTCTGCGAGGACATTGGCAAGCCTACTCGTTGGGCTCACATAACGGGATACGGAAGAACCAAAGCAATCGACTTCTTCGATAACCGTCATGACGCGTGGAAAGCCCGAGCCTCTTCTGGACTAGGATTCATCAAAGAAATGGCTGGTGAAGAAGGTCAAGCGATTATTGATAACTTCGATGCTGAGGTTCCGTATGTTCGACAGCTTGCCCAAAAAGCAAGTGACAGGGCCGGAGCAAGCGGTTTCGTGAGAACCATCATGGGTCGTCGTCTTCATTTCCCGACACGCGACGATGGCTCTTATGATTGGACACACAAAGCCTTGAACAGAGTGATTCAAGGATCGTCAGCAGATCAAGCGAAGAAAGCTGTTACCGACATCGATGCGGCTGGTCATTTCATTCAACTTCAAGTACATGACGAAACTGACGGAAGCTACGGCTCAATCGAAGAAGCCAAAGCTGTTGGAGAGATCATGAAGAATTCGATACTGGAGGTCTGTACTCCTCTGGTGCCGTTTAATGTAGATACCGAATGTGGTCCAAGTTGGGGAGAATCAATAAGTGTCTAACTTCTGGCGACATAAGAAGAGCGGTGGTCTTTATACCATCATCGGAGAAGCTATCATCGAGTCAACCATGCAGAGGGCTACGATCTATAAGAGCCTGCATGACGACAAAGTATGGATTCGTCCGAAAGACGAATTTCATGATGGCCGCTTCGAAGTCATGAACTCGATGGAGTTCCGCGGCGGCTGCGTTCAACTTTCACACTCAGGAGCCTTCTGATGTCTGATTTCTGTCAACAGTGTTCTATAGAACTTTTCAGCGAGGACTACAAGGAACTCGCTGGTCTCGGCGATGGGAGCAAACTCGAGGAAGGGAAGGGTTGGGTTTGTCTCTGTGAAGGGTGCGGTCTAACCGTCGTAGACGACAACGGGGCCTGTCTTAGCCTCCATTGCACGATGAATCATGGAGAAGAACATGGCAAAGTATGATCATGGTGGCGGCTGTCCTTGCGGATTGCAGAAAGTCTGCGACTGCGAGGCTGGAAAACCTGTTCGCTCTGTTCAGGGGCAGGTCTTTGACTGGGCGAAAGTGATGTTCGGGAATCCTTCGCCCCTTGCGCTTTCCGTTCGTGGGAACAAAGAGATGTCCGAGTTGATTTCGACTCTGATCAACAAGCCAAGTGAAACTGAAGAAATCATCGAAGAATGCGCCGATGTCGCTTTCTTCCTGCTACAAATCTGTGAAATCAATGGCGGCGATCTCATGGAAGCTGTCGCCAAGAAACTAGAAGTCAACAAGAATCGCTCTTGGGAAATCGCTTCTGACGGATCGTTTCAGCATGTGGGGAAATCTAAATGATTCTCAGTTCACAAACCATTCGCCGCTACTGTGAAGAGCAGGATTTGATCTCTCCGTTTTACGAGCGGACGAGACATGAAGGGATGACGTTCGGTCTCAGTCCCGCTGGCTACGACGTTCGGGTCGAGTTTGGCCCGGAATCGCTTTACTCCTATCGCATCCTCAATCCGGGTGATTTCATTCTGGCTTCTACGGTTGAACGGTTCAAGATGCCGAACGATCTCATCGCTTCTGTTGCCGATAAATCCTCTTGGGCTCGTCGTGGATTGGCCGTGCAGAACACTATCATCGAGCCGGGATGGGAAGGCTGGTTGACTCTTGAACTGACCAACCATGGAAGGGAAACTCTGCGGATCGAAAAAGGAATGGCGATCGCTCAAATCGTTTTCCAAAGGTTGGACTTCCCGACCGATCAACCTTACGAAGGGAAATATCAAGACCAGCGACGGGGACCAGTTGGCGCAATTCGCGACATTTCTGACTTGTCAAATGCACCGGGGCAGGGTAAGGTTAGGGGTTCCTGACATGTCTGAGAATAAAACGACCAGAGCCAATCTGGTCAAAGCTTTGAAAGTCCTCGGGGCATTCCCAGTTGAGAATCGTGTCAAATCTGGGACACTTGACGTGAATTATATCGGGGGCTGGATCGAGTGCAAATATATGGGAAGATGGCCTGTTCGAGCAGACGACCAGCCAGTCAGATTCCCTCACCCTTTGCTGCAAACACAGAAGATTTTCATAGCAAAAAGAGCCGCACTCAATGGCACCGTTCTCGTTTGTGCTCAAGTCGCTCAAGAATGGTTCTTTTGGGATGGCATGTTCGCTGTGTCAAACTTCGAGAAAATGACAAGACCTGAAATGCGGGAGAATGCTCTTCTTCACATGTATGGCATGGACAAAGAAAGACTTGTAACGTGGCTAAGATCGATCTCAAAAGGCTAACACTGGGAGAGTCTTTGCTGATCAGCCGACGCAGGTCAGGACTGTCCCAACACGATATGGCGAAAGCCAACGGAATCACTCGTAACTTCTACGGCGAAGTTGAGCGTGACCAGTCAGAATATCAGGGAATGAACTTCTGTGAGGTAGAGCCTCTGGAAGTCAACGAGAAGATTATGCTCTGTCGTCGTAGGTCTTCTATGACACAGGGTGAAATTGCTGAGCAGATCGGGATCACTCGATATTGGCTCAATCAGATGGAAATTGGAACTGCACCAGTTTCTCCTGATCTCGTAAAGTTTTGGGAGGACAACTATGCAGGGGAATAGCGAAGCTTCAATTGACTTCTTGAAGAAGTGGAGCAAAGACTATCCTTGGATTTTAACAGCGATCCAGACTGATCGTAAGAAAATCGAAACAAGAACCTTCAAGTCCGACGAAATTGCCGAGTGTCGCAAGTGGATCGAGGCCTACAACGGACATCGCAACGTCTATTTTCATGTCAACTCGTGCATGAAAGACATGAAGTCAAAGGCTCACAAAGAAGATATCAAAGCTGCTGGTTGGCTTCACATTGATATTGACCCAGAGCCAGGAGAGACTCTCGAGGAAGGTCGGGAACGCGCTCTTGGGCTTCTCACCGACAAGATACCGAAGGGAATTCCAAAGCCAACCGTTATCATATTCTCAGGTGGTGGCTATCAAGGCTTCTGGAAACTCTCAAAAGAGATTGTCGTAGATGGCGACGTCAAGAAATGTGAAGACTTCGAACTCTATAACAAGAGGTTGGAGCAGGTTTTTGGTGGCGATCATTGCCATAACATTGATCGTATCATGCGACTCCCAGGAACGATCAACATTCCTAATGAGAAGAAGAAAAAGGCTGGCCGTTTCGAAGAGTTGGCGCTCTGCTTTGAGTTCAACAAAAACGAATACGATATATCGGAGTTCAAGAAAGCACAGGGCGTTCAGATCGATTCCCATCAAGGTGGTGAATACGGAGTGAGCGTCAGCGTTCCAGGAAACGTGGAGCGTGTTCAAGATCTCAGTGAACTGGACGAGTGGGACGTTCCAGATCGCGTCAAGGTGATCGTAGCCCAAGGGAGACACCCAGACCAACCAAAAGAAGGAGATAACTCACGGTCGGCATGGCTGTTCGATTGCATTTGTCAGCTTTTCCGCTGTGGTGTTCCGGACGAAGTCGTGTTTGCCATAATCACAGATCGTGATTGGGGTATTGCTGAGAGTGTCCTAGAGTCCAAGAATCCCGAGAAGTATGCTGTTCGGCAGATGACTCGTGCCAAAGAACACGCAGAAGATCCAAATCTGCGAATGATGAATGAGCGTCACGCAATCATCGGTAACCTTGGAGGGAAATGCCGGGTCATCGAAGAGGTTCAAGACGAAATCATGAACCGTTCTCGGTTGACCATTTCTTCGTTCGAAGACCTTCGTAATCGGTATTCGCACATCATGGTCGACGTCGGCAGTGATAAAGAGGGAAAGCCTATTCAAGTCCCTCTTGGGAAATACTGGATCAACCATCGCATGAGACGACAGTTCGATTACATGAGGTTCATGCCTCAAGGTGATCTTCCAGGTGTCTACAATCTATGGCGCGGTTTCAGCTTTGAGCCTAAACCCGGAGACTGCTCGCTGTATCTGAATCACCTCCGTGATAACGTCTGTGGTGGAGTTGAAGAATATTACGTTTATCTCATAAAATGGATGGCTCGTGCTATCCAAGTCCCAGCTTCTCCGGGAGAGGTTGCACTCGTCATGAGGGGTGGCAAAGGAACA